AGTGTCAGGGAAGCCAGGCGTTACCCCGCTCCAACCGCCAGCACCCCACCCGAGACCGATGGTGAAAGTCTCCGCAGTCACAGAGACTTGGTATTCGGCCACGGTCGCTGCTCCCCCACCAGTGGTAGAGGCTGTTGCCGCCGCATCGACGGTGATGGTGTACTCGTTGTTGTTAGGGACGTCAATGACACGGAACTCACGGTTGAGCAAGCCAGCCGCAATACCGCCGACCGCGTCAGCCCCGCTGTACGTGACAAAGTCTCCCACGCTTGCACCGTGTCCGACATGGTTTACACGCACCGTAGTAGAGGTGTCGGTGGTGGTAAACGTGACCGCGCCAGGGGCAGAGGTCGAGCGTAGGGGTGTGATGTCTTCCAGTGCGCCGTCTGCAGAGGTCTGCAGGTAGTATTTGAGGTCGGTACCGATACCGAGCAGGTTATAACCACTGAGGTTTTGCCAGGAGTGCAAGGCCCTGGCCGTGCCCCAGAACAAACCAGCGGCCGGCTTGAGCGACGACGTCAGCGCACCAGTGTCCTTTACCCAGCCGCCAAGTTTCTGCGGGTACCCTGAACGGAAGCGGATTTTGTCGCACGCAAACCAGCCGCCCTCTCCAGCGAGTGTGGTGTTGTCCCGGTTGACGCCCGGCTTGAACTGGAGTTTTTGCAGCGGCATGGCTTTACGGGTGGACGCTCACGGGGTTGACGACCTCGGGCCGGACGACCTCGGGCCGGACGATCACCGGCGCGGGCTGCTCGGCGATGATCGGGTCTTTGGCCTGCACCTTGCTCACAGAGTTGGCGATCGAGGCGGCGGCACCGTAGGGCGCAAGGGTCTGGACGGTGCCTTGAATCACCTGGCCGGTAGTGGGCGCGATGGTCGTGATTGTCGGGCGACCGCCGAAGGTGCTGGCCATGCCAGTGCCCATACCAAGCATCGCGCACATGGCGATCTCTGTGCTGTTGGTGGCGCGGTTGAAGCAGGTCTCGACGTTGGTCTGCTTCTGGAGCTCCACGTCGCTGTATTCGGTGTACTTCTTGGCGTCTTGCTTTTGCCCCTCGATGTGGGCCGCGTCCAGGGCGGCGCAGCCCGTCAGGGCCAGGATGGTAAGGGCGGCGATGATAAGGCGCATGTCAGTTCTCCTGGGGTTTCAGGGCCTTGCGGCGGGCTTCGAGGGCGGCACGGCGAGCTTTGAGGGTTCGATCGAGTCCGTGAGCAGACGCAGACGCTGCTGCCGCCTCAAGTCCGAACGCGCTTCGCTCTCCTTCAGTGACTTCAAGATCTCGCTCGGCGCCCTCGGCATATCGACCACAGGCTCCGGCAACTCGTCCGGCTGCGTCAACGATGGCTTTGCGCTCGGCGGTACGCACGCGCTCAGCGCGAGCGACATCAGCGCGATAGGCAGCAAACGCTTTGAGGGTGTCCATGTATTCACTCTGAATCTCCTGGTTGGCGATGGTCAGGCGTTCGAGTTCATCCTTGCTGGCCTCGGCCTGCGCGGCCAGTTCAGTAGCATGCTGCGCCTTGAGGTCGGCGAGTTGTCGCTCGGCTCGCTCCAGCGTGAGCGTCACCGTCAGCGAGACGGGAAAGACGCCGGCCGCGACCAGCGCCCAGATCCAGCCAGGCAGGATGTCGAACAGCTTGAGGAAGCGGGTCATACGAGTCCTTTCAAACACCAGTCGCGCTCGAACTGGCGGCGGTTGTGGAGGCCCTGGTAGAACTTGCCGCCGGCGTAGGACCAGTTGGGTGCACCGGAGGGCTTGAACGCGATCAGGTCGCAGCCGACACGGATGTTGCCGGCGTTGATCTGGCGCACGGCCTGGGAGCCGCAGGCACCGTTGACACCGACGTTCACGGCGAACAGGGTCAGGGCGTCGAACCGGCTCTGCGTCAGGTGGTCCCAGTTCGTACACCAGGCGATGGCCGTGCCGTACTTGATCAGCGTGATCTTGTTGATCTCGCGGCAGTCATCAGCCGTGAGCCTGGTGCCTACCGGCATGTTGTGGTTCGTGTCGCCAGCGCATCGTGTGGGTAGGCCGCCGGCCAGGGTGTCGGCGTACACCTTGAGGAGGTTCCCTTCCCAGCGTTCTAGCGCCACAGTAACCCCCGCACCGCCCATGATGAAGGGGAACGCGGTCGCTGTGATGGTCGCTTTGCGGTTATTCAGCTTCATTCTTCGAGCCCCCTTTGGGCGACGAGTCGGGCCACGAAGGCGGCGGCCACGGTGAGAGCAGACAGAGCAGCAAACGCGCCCCGAGGAACGGACTCAGCAAAAAAAGGTAGAGCAACCTCGACTCCAGACAGAATGGCGGCCAGGAACATCAGGCGCAGGGACCAGGCCCGTCGCAGCAGTTCCCGCCAGTTGTGGATCAAACGCATCGAGGGCCTCCATGTTTCAAGCCTGCGAAGCCAGTTTGGCTTCAAGCGCCTCCACACGCGCAAGCAGCTCCTGCACAGCAGCAGTCAGTAAGGGGACGAGCCGCACTTGGTCGATCGTCTGCGGCAGTATCTGCCCTTTCTCATCCACAGCATCCTTGGCGCCGACAACCGCACCAGGGGAAACTTCTGCCAGCTCGTGCGCGATGAAGCCCTCAACCGGCCCGAAATCTGGATCGGCCTTCCACGAGAACGTAACAGGCTTGGCCAACCGCACTCGCTCGAGGGCGCCATTTAACGGGCGGATATCTGTCTTGAGCCGGTAGTCCGATGACTGCTGCACAGACACGGTATTGTCTGCACCGTAGTACAACCCACCTATAAGTGTGTTGCTGCTATTAGTCACGATGTACGCGAATTGGCCGGGTTTACCGCGCCCGTTGACGCCAAATGCGCCCGTGTTGGTGAAGTCGACGGTTATGCCAGGGTTCCCGGACTTGGCTTTTACGTACACCAGCCACTCAGAGTACGGAGACGAAGGTGCACCGACAATAAGCGATCGTCCGGAAGTACCGCTTGAGTTGACGGTGAAGCTCGCGTTTACGGTCGGAGCGCTGTTGAACGTCGTAGAGCCGTTGAACGTCGTAGGTGACGTGAACGTCTTGGCGCCGCCGATAAACTGTGCCGTAGATGTATCGACAAGCCCGGTGATGCCTGAGAACGTCACCCCGGAAATAGTACCGCCAGTGATCGACACCGCAGTCGAGTTTTGCGTGGCCATCGAGCCGAGCCCGAGGTTTGTGCGGGCGGCGACGGCGTTGTTAGCCCCCGTGCCGCCGTTGGCCAGTGCCACAATCCATTCACACCTGCCGCGTATCCGTTAAGATTTGCCGTAATCGTACCGGCGGAGAAGTTCCCGCTGGCGTCGCGCCGCACCAGGGTGTTTGGTGTGTTGGTGGAGTCGCCCGACTCGGCAGCGTCCCCGACAAGCCTGAAGTTGGCACCGTCAGAGATGATGTGGAACCGACCGCCGGGCGGAACCGTAGCTCCGTCCCCTGCCGCAGTCGTGTTGCCCACCGACGTCGAGTTGTAGACCGTGGCGTAGTACAGCGAGTTGTTGATCACCACATACACCTTCGGAGACGGTGGTGCGTAGACGGCGAAGTCTGCCCCAGTCGACGTGGTCAACTCCAAAATGGCGCTGCGCGCTTGGTCTGCGGCGCCGTTTGCGACCGTCAAAGCCTGCTTCGCGGACGTCACATTCACCGCGGTGTATCCAGCGACAGCGCTGTCAATCACGGTTCCGAGGTTGGTGTTGGTCGTGGTGCCCCACGTACCAACCTGCTCACCAGGGGCGATCAACTCCAGACGGAGCGCGGGGGAAAAGCTGCTTGGCATGTGGGGTCCTCAGTCGATTACGGTGCGACGCGCGGCATGCCGCTGCGATACGCGTCTTGTTTCTGCAGGCCGTCACCAAGGCGCTTGGACATCTGCAAGGCTTCCTGGTACCGCGCCGCGTACGCCTGTGCAAGGTCCTGCTCGACCTTCATAAACAGGGCTGCCTCAAGGATACAGGCTGCCAGCAGGGCGGCGTCCATGTGCGTGCCCAGCCACGACGTCCCGTTTGGCGAGTCGACAATCGACTGCGGGTACGCCACGTACTGCAGCTCCATGACCCACTGTGCGTTTGGGGTCGGCGCCAGAATAGCCCGCAGGTCGATACCTGTCTGCTGTTGGCCGAACAGCGCGTAGTAGCGCGGCACCCCCTCGACAGCCGGGTCTGGGTACGCCTGCCGGATGAACGTCACATCCTTGTTGAGCAGGAACTCGTACAACCCGCCGTCCCCGATGACGGCCATGTGGAGTGCCGCCAGGAAGTCTGATGGTAGCGCCAGGTACGGATCGCCTCGCTCGGTGGTTAGCAGCTCGGTTTTTTTCAGCGAGGGGAACTGGACGCTGTTGTACAACCGCTGCTCAGCCTGCCGAATGAACAGGTCGATCTGGTTCTTGGGCGTGAACGTGCCACCGGCGGCCGTATCCGTGGCCGGAAACGTGTTCTCCATGGTCGCGGAGATTGCCGCGGACAGCTCGTCGTACGTCATTTTCTATCAGCCGTTGCGCGTGAACTTCTGCGGGCGAGCGGCGCCGATACCGCGCACTTCTCCACCCGAAGCCATTTTTTTCTTGTGCATGCGCTTCTCGTGGTCCTTGACCTGCTCCTTGGCGATGGTCTTGACGGCGCGGACTTTCTGAGCGTCTTCCGCCTTCTCCTTGCGCATCTCTTTGCGTGGATCTTCGGGCTTCTCGAACATCATCTTGGACTTCATGGCTGGCCTTCAGTTGAACTTCGGTTGGTGGATTATCGCTGGCTGCATCAAAGCCAGCAAGGTCTCGGCGGTGACGATGCCCCTGGGGCGCTCCCGTGTGCGCATGTGCCAGCACAGCTCGAAGCAGTAGTCACGGTGTCGGTCAGAGCCGGGGATGCCAACGAAAGGCAGCAGACCAACCCAGTCGTAGCCAAACCCTTCGCGTTGGCGGAATATCCGGACTGCCTCGGCATCGTCCCCGCCGAACTCGCGCAGCTCCCAGCGGCTGGGTGTCCACTCCCCGGGTGGCAGGCAGTGCACACCCCTGCGGGCGGTGCTGTGGAACAGCCAGCCGTCGATCACGATCCCACCGTGAGGGTAGGCCGTGACCAGCCGCGCCTTGATGACGTTGTGCGTGGCCACGTCCAGCCAGTTGGCGTCAGAAGCGGGTTGGGTACGAAGGGCCAGGAGCACGGTCAGGCCTCGTAGATGGCGGGCCAGCCCGTGGTGATGTCGATGGACTCTGGAGCGGTCGATGCCTCGATCTGGACACGAAGCTGCTCACCTCTGGCAAAAGCCAAGGCTTCCAGCACCTCGACAG